TTGAGCCGCTAAATGTACAATTGCTATTTTAGTTAATTCACTAACAACCGTTCTTTGAATTCTTTCGATAGTTCTAGCAAAACGAACATCTTCTGCTGCCAATGTAGCTTTACCATTAACGTTTTCATCATACGATAAATACGCCTTTGGTACTCTCAATGCTGCAAATAATTTACCTCTTAGATATTCAATATCTTCAATAGCCGCGTATTCTAAACCTTGTAGGTTTTCGATATTCGTACCACTATCACTACCACGTACAGGTAAGAAAAAATCTTCAGTAAGGTTTTGAATATTATATTTTAAGTTATAATCACCAGTTTCTTTATTAACAAATGGAGTTTTCTTCATTTTGTTAATAATCTTTTGCATATAGTTATCAACCTCTACCGGCGGAATATTACCAATATCAATTTTGAATATTCTTTTTTCAGGTGCTCTCATAATACGATGTATTAACATCGCATCTTCCATAAGTGATAATTGCTTCCAAATTCTTCTTGCACCTTCTACCATTGATTTACCATAAGGTAGGAAGTTGGTATCAGATAACATACGGAAGTGAGCCATTTCATATTGCTCATATTCTTTTTTACCAAAACGGTCTAATTCAACTTTGTACTTTACATAGTTTTGATTATTAGGGTCAGTACCTTCTAATCTTTCCACATTATAAATTGAGTGTGGCATTACATTTATAACACCCTTATCTTCTGCAATTTCTAATGCTAAAAAAGCATCTCCATATTTTACTAAATTTCTAACCCAAGGCCATAAATTAAATTCTATGTTCATTATATCATAAAATAAATTATGAAGTAATTCTCTTACATTCTCATTTGTAGATTTAATTTGAAGTACATCACCATATTCGTTCTTAGTTGTACTTTCATCTGCATATATATCTAAAGCGGAAGAAATAATTGGGTCACTATCCATAGCATCATAATCTCTAAAAAGTTCTCTACGAACTTGATGATATGCCATTGATTGAGCACCCTGCTGAGTTTCATAATAAGACCTTTGTAATTTAGTATATCTATCTCTAAGATTTACAAAGTTTGTGTTATATTGACGGTCTTCAGTATCTACAACTTTTCTCTTACCATCTTTATCAACCGTTACAATTGCATTAGTTGAGAATAGCTTTTTAAGTCTACCAAAGAAACTTCTGTCATCTATTTGTTGTTCTTCTGCCATAATTTATTTTACCATTTTCTACAAGACCAATATCTTGCTTTTGTTCTAGGTCCAGGATTTTCACAATTGTGTCTTGCTCTAAAATTAGCCCTTTTACCAGGATTATTTTTCTTAATTTTTACTCCTTTTTGGCCAAAGTTTACTTTAATAACTTTACCAGTCTTAGGATTTTTTACATATACCTTGAACTTTTTAACATCTCCCGCTGATGGTTTGCCTAATTTTACTTCTCTACCCTGATATTCCGCTTCATAAACACAATTACAATTTGCTTCTTCTAATTGAGTTGAATAACTTTTTAAGAAGTTTATGAAATCATCCATATCTTCTTGCTCAACATCCAACTCATCGTAATCATCGATTGGGTTATCAGTTGGAGTATCACCCATTGAGTAGGCTTGGTCAACATACTCATCTTCTTTTAGAATATTTGTTAATTTAATCATTTGGCTTTAATTTATATTTTGACATATACCATAAATATCGTAATTTATCAAAACACTACTATTTTATAACCATTGAGATAAATCTTCAAACTCATCACCTATTCTCATCTTCCAAGGATTATCATCCATATTACTACCACCATAAACACCAGAGTGCTGCATGTTTGATGATATACCACCCATTGCTCTCTTTGTTAAATCAATACCTTCTTGTTTTAAACGAAGTGCAGTATCCCTAACCCACAATCCAATACAAAATGCCATTACCAAGTCATCATTATAACCCTTCATAGCTTCGGCTCTACCATTCATAAATATAAATGTAAACAATTCATCTATCAAACGATTAGAACGAACTACTACTGCTTTTTCTCTAAAATATTCATCTAATTTAGATACAATTAAAGGTCTAGTTTTTGAAGTTGTAGAAAATCCAGCTACCATTTGTCTTTCATCGGCTCGATATTTATTTCTCATTTGATGCTCTATATCCACATACTTTAAATCCTTACTCATATAGAATAGGTTTTTATATTGTCTATCTATTACCTGCTGAATACAGGCCCAGCCTATGTTTGCATTCTCTATTACTAGCAATGCATCATTATATTGAGTAGATAATTCAACTAAGAAATTACCAAAATCTTTTGTATCAACTTTTCCTTTATATTCGGCGACTTGAGTAGATGTGTTAATTTCCATCACATGGGCTGCAGAATAATCCGAACCATCTCCTCTGGCAACATCGGCAATAACCATATAAGAACCACCAGGTGATGGATATTCCCATCTCCAAAGATTACCATCAAATCCAGTTTTTTCTAGTGGGTCTTGACAATATGATTCTTTATAAAACATTAATAGTTCTGGTTCTATCACAGTATCACCGGAAGATACGAAGTCACAATCACATTCTTGTGCCGCTTTTTTTGTACCTAATAGTTTTTGCTGTTCATCTCTCCAATTCTGGTCTCTTTCCGGGTGTACTGTCCAATGTAAACGTATTGTATTAAATGGGTTTGTACCTTCTTCTGCTTCTAACCAAGTTTTATGAAACCAATTACCTACACCATTTGGAGTAGAAAGGGCGATACAGCTACCACCCGTTGAAAGTGTTGATTGTGCCGCTACCCATATCTCATCAATACTATCAATGAAGGCAGCCTCATCGAATATAAGAAGTGATAATGCTTCAGAACGTCCGGCATCAGGAGATGATGCAATAGCCTTAATTTGAGACCCGTTTTGTAAACGAAGGGAAAGTTTATTATCTTCCAAAGAACCTCCTTTAAGCCAACTAGGAAGTAATTCATGCATTACCCTTACCTTAGTTACTAAGTTCTTTGCAACATCTTGCTTAGTTGCAATAACCAATACGTTAAAATCCGAATTAAATATCATTTTCCAAAGTGCGTATCCAGCCGATAAGGTTGAGATACCAGTTTGACGTGATTTCAATACTATATTAAAACGATTATCTTTAAATTGTGTTAAAGTTTGTTCCTGAAATGGAAAAAGGTGAAAAGGTATCTTACCTCTCACCGGATGCTGAATCATACAATACTTCTTCATAAAATGAATCGGGTCTACCGCGCACTTCTTGTATTCATCGGCAATAATCTCCTTTAAAGATTTTTTTTGTGTTATACCTGTACTCATATTAATCCGTAAGTGGTCTTACTAAATCGTAATTTTTATCTTTTAATTTATCGTAAGCCTCATTTCTTAATTTAGTAGCCTGTTCAATCTCTCCTTCAAACTTAATAATTTCCAAAAGGATTTCTGCTTTAAGTTCTTCAACATCTCTTTCCATACTCCAAGTTTCAATTTTACCATCTTCTTGAACTACTTCATAAGTTTGTTTTGCATCTCTATAAGCCTGTTTGAATTGAGCCACTATATCATTACCATGTGATATCATATTAGAATATATTTTATAATCCTCATACGCTTCCCATAGACCATCTACTTTAATTTGAGCTTCTTTTATAGTAAGACAGTGTAAACAATATCCTGTTTTTGAAATAAGTTTTTTATCTACTCTACTTATTTTAATTGTTTTACAATTATCCGATTTGCAACTATTTAACTTATCTAAATACGCTCTAGTCTCAGCCATTATATCACCCAACTCCGAAAATTCTATTCTACCACCTTCGGTTTGTTCCCAAGATTTACCATTTTCATCAGTCCATTTTTCACCAACCTTACGTTTTATTATTTCTTTATCAGCTCCAGCAAATGATACAAACGCTTCTTTTTGATAATCACCACCGGTCAATACCATATCCACCAACTTTCTACGAGTTGGATGCATAAACTTTTTATTAAACTCTCTTGCCATATTACTTACGATATATTTGTATATATAAGTATATCAAAATTAAGAAAACGATTAACTATCGAAGAAAATACCTAAAATTTGATTCAGAGGTGCGAATGCTCCTGTTAGTTTGTAAGTGTTACCATTATACACAAATACAATACCTTCGTTTGGTACAATCTTATCGAATCCACCCAACGCATTTAATCGTTGTAACTCTAATTTAAGTTTTTCAACTTTCTTAGGGTCACCACTTGCTTTTACTTGAGATATTGTTGATTGTAAACGAGCTACCATTTGTCTTTTGGCAGAATCAGGGTTTGCAGTAAGTACCGATTCCATAAACGATAATACGTCTGCACCAACTCCTAAAAATATCTCCTCAAATCTCATTAGGTTTTGTTTTGATATTTTTTGTTGGTCTTGTTTATCTATTTGTTCAGCCCATGCTCTTAGCTTAGAGTCTTGTATTGTTGCTATACGGAAACTCTTGTCACCAAAAGCCCATCTCTTTACCAATCCTATTTTTTCTTGTGCATCTAATTTCTTTCCACCCTTTTCTACAAATTTAGTCCACCAAGCTTGATGATATTCTCCCACACCATCATTATCAGATAATCCAAATTCTGATTGTAATTTGGAAATCATTCCTAAATACTTTCCTTGCAATTTTGCTAACTGCTCCGATTTAGGTAACTTAGTCATTGGTGGTCCTTGTATTGTGTACTTAGATTGAACATGTGCGTTTACTTGCTTAATCATACCACCAAGTATAGATGCAGCTTGTTGATTTTCACCTATAATAGTACCAGCATCATCATACTCAAATGTACCATGAAATACTAATAGAGGTTGGTTATATGGAATTACGTTTACTGATGTTGGATATATTACTTCCAAATTCATAAAACACGCACCATCCTTAAAAATCTTTTTTCTTTGTGGTTCGGATAAAGCTGCTATTGCTTTTGATAAATCTTGCATAGCAAAGTTGTAAGCATCGGTTAATCCACCTCTACCGGCAAACTTATCCGCTACCTGTCCTATTGTCATAGCACCAGCTCCTTTGCTCTTTAGATGTGATTTGTTACGGGCTGCAACTAATCTACCATTTACCCAACTAACTGCCAATGCTTGTCCATCAGTCTTCTCTCTAGTCAATTCTAAATCACCATTAAGTGCTTTAGTTACAATTGTTTTAAGGTCACCAAATGTAAGATTCATTTCAATATCAAATGGATGATTCATGT